TTATAATACGACTCACTATAGATTCTGGTTTAGAGGCGTTCAGCACCCCCTGATGACCGAAGCCATCGTGCAATTTCAGTCTCAGGCGCTCAAAGAACTCATGCCTGCCGAAGGACCCGTGCGCACACAGGTTCTGGGCAAGGAAACTCGCGAAAAATTGCTACAAGCAGAGCGTGTTCGCGATTACATGAACTACCAAATCAGCACAGTCATGGAGGAATACACCCCTGACTTCGATCAATTGCTGTTTTGGATTGGTTACGGCGGCTCTGCGTTCAAGAAGGTCTACTACGACTTTGACAAGCAGCGCATGGTCAGCAAACTGATCACGCCGGACGACCTCTACATCCCCTACAAGGGCTCATCGGTGATGAGCGAGTGCGCTCGCATCACCCATCGCGTCCCAATGTCGGTCAACGACTACAAAAAAGCGGTAGTTCGCGGTCAATACCTCGACAGCGCCCAAGCGTCTGTCCCGGCTGAGCTCCCCCAAAGCACAATTCAGAAGGAAGTGGACCGTGTGATCGGCATTCAGCCCACCACCGAGCCCGAAGAGGTCTCTTTGCTGGAGTTTCAGGTCGATATGGACCTGCAAGGCTTCGAGGACAAGGACGAAGACGGCGAGCCCACTGGAATTCGCTTGCCTTACATCATCACTATCGACGAAGTGACGCAAGCCTGCATCGGTGTGCGCAGAAACTGGAAGGAAGGCGACAAGACCTACGCCCGTAAGCAGTACTATGTCCACTACCTGCTCGTCCAAGGCCCCGGAGCCTATGGTTTGGGCTTCCTGCACCTCATCGGCGGCCTCACCAAGACCGCAACCTCTGCTTTGCAGCAGTTGGTGGACGCTGGTACGCTCGTGAACCTGCCCGCTGGCTTCAAAGCCAAGGGCGCTCGCATCATGAACGACGATATGCCCCTGCAACCGGGCGAATTCCGTGACATTGATGCTGGTGGGGCCGATTTGCAAGGCTCCTTGCTGCCGCTGCCCTACAAAGAGCCCAGCCAGACGCTGTTTTCGCTCTTGGGCTTCTGTGTGGACGCTGGCCGACGACTGGCAAGCATCACCGACATGCAAGTGGGCGACAGCAACCAGAATGCCGCCGTGGGCACCACCATCGCACTGCTGGAAAAGGGCAGCGCGGTCATGTCCAGCATCCACAAGCGCCTGCACTACAGCCAGAAGATCGAATTTAACCTGCTGGCAAAGGGTTTTGCAGAGTATCTGCCCGACAAGTACCCCTACGATGTCCCCGGCGAGAGCCGCTTCATCAAGAAAAAGGACTTCGATGACCGCATCGACGTTCTGCCCGTCTCTGACCCCAACATCTTCTCGGTGGCGCAGCGCATCACGCTGGCGCAGACCCAGTTGCAGCTGGCCCAGAGCAACCCCCAGATGCACAACATGTACGAGGCATACCGCCGCATGTACGAAGCCATCGGGGTGCGGGATATCGACCAGATTCTGAACACCCAGAACGTGGACAAGCCCAAGGACCCTGCCAGCGAGAACGCTCAGGCCCTCGAGGGCTCGCCGCTGAAGGCATTTGCAGGCCAGCAACACGATGCGCACATCATGACGCACCTGATGTTCGGCCTGTCGCCGCTCGTGGGTTCCATGCCTGCCGTGGCAACCAACCTCCAGAAGCACTGTTTCGACCACATCCGCCTCAAGGCCGAGGAATGGACCGAAGCCGAGCTCTTCCGCCAGTACGGTACCGACCCCGAGGGTCTGGTGTCGCCGCTACAGCGCGAAGCCATGGTGGCCCTGAAGGTCGCTGAGTTCTTCCAGCAAATGAAACAAATGCAACAGCAGTTGTCCGGCAACCAAGAAGACCCGCTGGTGGGCCTGAAGAAGCAGGAACTGCAACAAGACGCTCAGCGCGATCAAGCCCGTGAGAAACTCGATCAAGCCCGGTTGGCGCTGGATCAACAACGCACTCAAGCTGACATTGCAGATGATCAGGCCAATCTTCAACTCAAAGCCATGCAAGTGCAGGCTAAGACAGGACTTGATCAAGCAAGCCTGCAGGCCAAGATGGGCACTGATCAAGCCAACCTCAACCTACAAGGAGCGCAACATGCCGCCCAAGTCCAGCAACAAAACTTCCAAAATGCTCAAGCCCTCGCCGCTCCCCAAGCTGGAGCGCCCTCCCAAGGGCAAGGCGGAGCTTGAAA